TCCTTAGTTTCCGTTGCCATTGCTAATCTCCTAAACTTTCTTCTTGTGTATATCCGACATGTGCTGCCTATATGCGGGGTCTTCCCAGAGTTTCTTGGTCTTACTAGACAAAGTCTTCTTAGTCTCCTCTGTATGAGGTGTAATGTGATGCTTACTACCGAGACAGTACTTATTGTGTTTGGAGGCTACTCTAATGGCTTCTTTTTGCTCAGCAGATATGGTCTTTCCGAACATATGATTCTTGGAACCATTTTGGTCCAGAAGTCTTGCACAAGGGGGTTTTCCCTTATTTGCAAGGCTGAGCTTCTTTCTTGTCTCGTCGGAGCAGGGTCTCCCCAGAGTACCTTCGCCACCATCAGTGAGGTTATACCCATACGGTGCCTTGGTGTTTAAGAACGAGATATAAAATGTTTCCACAAAATCCATCTCTTCTTTGGACACACACTCATGAATAACTTCAATACTAAACTTTTCTTTTCCATGCTTCTCAATGGCTTTGTGCAATAATGAATTACTGTTTTCATCCCAAGTGTGCATGTACCAGCGTCTTTCCAGAGTTGTGCTGGTCTGCCCTATGTACAGTTTTTCATTTGCTGTGTTTCTTACCCAGTATACTACCACATTGCCTCCTTAACAGGTCGCTCAAAGGAGGTGGTTAAGGCACCTCCCGAGCTAGCCCGGGATTCGAGGTCCCGAGATTTCTTACTTAATCTGAGTTACAACGAAGGCATATTGAAGCCGTCGCTTTCACCACCACCACCACCAAACATGTTGCCCTGTCCTGCATCAGCGTTCGGATCTTTGTCCGTGTTCTCTTCATTCGCGGGGCCTGACAGCTGTTTCGCGGCAGCATGTGCGTCCGCATGCGACTTGTGCTGACTAGAGTGCATGTGCCCATCTGGGTGATGAGAAACTACCATGTGCTTTCCAGCTTTGTGATCATGATGTGTCGTAACGCTAGCTGCGGGTCCGTGCTCAGCTGCTACGGCTCCTGCATCGACTCCCTCTGGCTCTGCCTTGACATCGTTATCAGGCACAGCTGCGTTCGCTGCAGAAAACTTTGCCTCTCCCGCTGGGTTCGTACGTGAAGGTTCTTTAGCAGCGGAATTCGAAGGGCTCCCTGAGGGCATATCGGTAGATTTAGGACCTAAATGCGGAGCATTCTCGTCGGCGGAATGCAGCGCGTCCTTTTTCTTACCAACGAAGCTGCTGCCGAACTTTTGACCTGTTTTTGTAGTGTACATTCAATTTCTCCTCGGCTGTAGCCGTCTATTTACTGCATGGGCAATTCTTGTGTTTCAGAATCTCCAAAAACTGTTTTGCCGCAGCTTCCGGGGTTTTTTCCACGTAATCCTTGCTTTCACTCGGACAACAAGGCACCCAACCCGCTTTTTGACTCAAAGTTTGCTCCGAGTTGTAGTTGCAGCAGATCTCATAGCCATTTTCCGCGCAGCGGACGTGAATGCTGCACAAATCCCCGTAACACTCTGCTTTCTTTTCTTTTTCTGCCATTATCCTGCTCCTTGTTCGCCTGCGAAGTTTCTGGTAGCAGGTTCTTCGGTTTTCTTAGGTGCTTTTGCCTCTTCGGCCAATTCTTTTGCCATTTGTGTGTCGTGTTGCTCTTGGACCACTTGCCAGCGAGACTTTGTAGGAGGAAGGCTGGAAAAATCGAACTTTGGAGAGGGAGGTTTCGGTTTTTGGTAAGCAACGACCTCTGCACCCATGCGCGAGCTGTGTGCCAGCACGGTATTTTCGTAAACTATGAGCTTCGTATTAAGCTGCTGCTTTTCTTCTCTCAAAGTTGCGATTATAACATCTTTTTCGTGGAGTGATCTATCTTGATCTTGCCTGAGACGAGTAAGCTCCTCTTCAAGGTGCTCCATGTACCTACTACCGAGCAAGTCGCGGAAGAACTGACGTATTACTGCCCCCCAAGTCTCTTCATATCCGTCCATCTGAGTCCTCCTAGACCTGTCCATTATAGTGCCCTAACCAAACAGGCTGTTCACGCTGTCGGAAAGGCACATTTGGCTTCGGTGCGTCATGAATCATCTTGATTTTGTAAAACCACGCAGCCATCGGGTCGAGTGTCTTAGCATACTCCTCTACTTTTTGACTTTGCGGCTTCTTCTTCGACTTGTGCATGCCATAAATGCCGTATCTGAAGCCGTCATACGCATCATCACCTCGCGTATCGACCTTGAGTACGTCATCTGGCATATCCGGGTCACGCATCAGCGTCGGAAATGCATTTATGATGTCTTGACAGGTGTCCAAGACAACCAGCTCTCCATTTCTGAGCATGTTGTAGATCAAAGATGCACCTGCAACACGGTCGCCTGCGGCTGCAGCTGCTCGGGTCACCCTCGGCAACCCTAATTTTATCAGCTCAGCGGAGTATTCATCTGCTGGGGAGTGTGCGCTTACTTGTTTGGAGAATTTTTCATGTGAAAACAGTATTGCCTTGGGGGTTACAAGCTCCCCGGTGGGCAATTTGCACATGCTCTTGAAAATCGCGGCCCATTCTATGTGGGTTTTACCACCAAGAGACATATGCTCTTTGAAGCACACCGTTTTTGTCTTGTAATCGTTTCCAATTCCCACTTTTACGAGCGCTTTGGTGAACAAGTACGCGGCATTGTAGTGCTTCCCCATGGCCCAGTCTTGACTCCCCCAGACAGGTTGCCATGGTTGCCAGATTATTGCCTCTGGATCTTCGCGTAAATTTATAACGTGCTCGTACGGGTCCCAACATTCGAAGTATTGACCTTCGACGGAGCCATCTAATCCTAAAAGTTTCTTGTCCCTCTGCGCTTTGGGCAGAGAATTCATGCGAGCGATGAACCCGGGATCTCTCTTCAAGAATTCAGGGTTATCCAGAGCAGTCGAGCGCTGGTATGCGTAGAGCAAGGGATCGTATATGTTCAGCCACTCCCCATTTGACTCTACCCACCATTGCCCAATTGAGTCTTTCTTAGCATCCTCGGGCTTCTCGAATGGTTCCTTCTGCACGAACAGTGTTCGGTAGTATTCGTAATAAGGTCCAAGTGGGTTTGTGCAACCAACAATGAATGGAATAGGCAGATGCCCGTGCTGATTCGGTATGCAAGCTCCGTTCACTATGTTACGTGAGTAGAGCATGCCCCATGCTTCAGGAGAGAACTGTCCGCATTCGTCTACGAGGATCGCAGGATACGAACTTCCTAAGTATTGGTCGATGTCACGCATCTTGTTGTTCTGGCAGTGGCCGAAAACAACGCGTGATCCATTCATGAATGTCGCTACGTGCTTAGTCTGGTCGTACTTGTACAGCTCCTGAGGCACAAAAGTCTTAAAGTCTTGAATTGCGCCAGACTCTAACTCTTTGAAAGTTCTGCGAAGAACAAGGACATCACAGTTGTCATAGGCTAAGCAGTAGTTCTGGACAATGTACATCAGCCAGCCTACAGTTTTTCCAGATCGGAAGCCACCAACACTCAGGCACTGCGGGGCTACGGGCATCAAATAAGGTACCCCATCGCGGGTACGCAACTCTAAAAGCTCAGTCTGCTTTTCTTGCAGCTTGAATTTCTTGCTAATCTCCAAGATTCCATCTGAGCTGATATATGCTGGTCGTTCTTTGTCCTCAACTATTTTTTTTCGCGGCATGACACCTGAGTCCTTACTTCTCGTTTATTGTGAAGCCTTCTGCCTCGATAAAGGCGGGCCTCAACGGCTCACGGGGCCGATCTTCCTTCACAATCTGGTTCATCAGTACTTCTGGGAACGGAATCATCACCACTTTCACGCCCTGAGTTTTTCCAGCTTCGATCTCTTCTTCATTCTTGGGTACGTCTCCGTACGCTCTCTCCAGAAGAATCTTAGCGTTCTGAGCAGAGGACATGGCGATTTTCGCATCTTTAACCATCAGAGGTTTCCCGTCAACCATGACTAGGTTCCCCAACTTATCGAACACGGGATTGAATGCGGACATAATGGCATTCTCGTACAGATTGCTGAATACTTTGAGGATCTTTTTCTGCCCATCTTCTGTGTCCTCTTCGAGCATCAGATTTCTCACCATTCGAGTGATGTCTACGGTCTTGGGCATCTTCTGATTGGTGAATCTTCCACGCCTGCCACGGACCACCTTTACTGGCCCTGTGGCCTTCAAAATAATCTCCTCCGAGGGTCCTTTTGGGAGAGCCTCGGAGGGTTGAGTCGTTTCATCTGCCATCGCTGGCTCCTTACTGTTTCTTTGGTACCGCTACAAACTCAAGCGCGACGTTGTCAAACTGCATTTCAGCTGGGATGATGTCGTACTTCTTGCCAAAGCCTTCTACCGTAGTCGTAAACTTCTTTTGCGCGTTCTGCGTAGTGTTGCTCAGAGTCGTGATCTGAATCTGTGCCTTCAGGTATTCGTTCTCGATCTCTCGTAGAACTAGCTTTTCCTCAGCTGTCAAAGGCTGTTTCGTACGCTTGGCAGGTACTGGAACATCCTTGGTGGTCTCTGCCTTGATCGCCTCGGCAGCCTTAGCAACCTCTGTTTGAGTCTTTTCATACTCAACCTGCTTCACTGCTTCAGCCTTTACCTCGACTGCTTTTGCTTCATTCACTGCTACCTGTTCTGCCGTAGTCATGTCTGAGTCTCCTTGTTTGGGGTTTGAAATCTTGTAGTTCTTCGGGTGATAGTGCACTATCTGCATTGCAGCCCCACCGATATGCATGCGGTAAGGGGTCACTGCAATCGTACTCTTGGTGTGTCACGGTATTCTCCAAGCCCACGAGCACAGTCTGTGCGTTCGGGCCTCGTTGCTCACCGCTGGATCTTTTGAGCAATAAAAAAGGGAAGCCGGTTAGGGCTTCCCTTGGTTATTAAAGTATTATGTGCGGCTCCGCTCACGCGCCCAGTCGCTCGGGGTCTACGTATTTCTGCAACGAGACTGATGCATCTGCCGAAGCAGAACTTGGCTGTGCCCGCAGGATTCGAACCTGCACCTTTCGCATTAACAGTGCGGAGTCCTGCCGTTAGACCAGAGCACAAAACTTGGTGGACCGCAAGGGATTCGAACCCCTGTTGGCAGGTATCCTCCCACTAGATGAGTGGCCCACATGCGTACTTGCCCGGGTAACTTATTTCATGTCCGGCTGCACCAGCACGCTTGCTAAAAACTTGGAGACTTTATTTTGTACACGGGAAAAAGTCTGCCTGAAAACCCTATGTCACGCTTTCAGGCGCTGATGCATCAGAGCCGAGCAGGGACCGCTCATCTTCGACTGGTTCCGCCAAGCGGCCTTGCTTGCTTGAACGTCCATTGGTCGAAGGTCGCCCTTATTTAGCCTCCGGGTCCAGAGCGTTACACATTGTCCATCCCTTTGTGTGTGACAGAAAGGGTTTATGGACTTTAATAATGGGTCAGGTCACAGATGCCCATCGCTTTTCAGGGGTCTCACCTGATCATAAGGGACGCGGAAGTGTGCCACGCCCTGCCATTAGTTCAGCCATCGTGTTGCTGAGTCTCACCATCACGGGGTTCTTATGGTTGCCCGGGTGAGTCTTTTACTCGTGCTAAGGCGGTCGTAGCGCCATACACGAATGCCGTGGTTTCAGCACAGCTATTCGACTGGGTACCTCCATGTTTAAACGTTGGAGTCCGTTGGTCGAAACTTGGAGCCCTAGGAGTGATTCGCACACTCGACCCGCTGATTACAGATCAGCCGCTCTGCTACTGAGCTACACGGGCTTAAAAACTGTGGGACGATTTTATCGTGTCGTCCCGCTCACGTCATTCTGCGATATCCTCATTCCGAGCCTACATATCGCTGGAACAAACTCGATGGGCGTGCGGAGGGTTGTCCGCACATTCCTTACGAAACTTTAGCCCAAACTTTTATCTGGACCGCTGAGGGGGTGCCCTAAGAAGAAAAGGAGGAAACTAGGGGGCACCCCCGGGGTCAATAAACTGGTACTTGTGACTATGTAAAAATTATACCACACGATTCCTCTCCTGTCAAGCCCCCTGACGAAATAATTCTCATTTTGATATAAAAACCCGTAAGTCCTTTGTTTCTATACTCCCACATGGAGCCTTTTGCAAATTGTTGAAAACAAAGAGAATTCTCCTGTTGACTTTGGGTACGAAAACACGGTATAATAACCCATAGGCTTCCGGGAAGCATATTACCAAGAATCAACAACTTAGAGGGAAGTGATAGGGACACTAGGAGTTACGAGCAGCTTGCCCCAAGGTCTTCCCCAGAGAAAGTGAGCTATCTATATGAGAACAAAGACAAAGGGCAGGCTTGGGGCATGAAAAGGACTCCTGAGGAGATCAGCCGGTCCCGCCAAGAACTGGCGAGAGAAATCAAGAACTGGCGGGCAGCAGTCGCAGCAGCGCAGGGTGACATGCTCCCCATAGCACAATCCTATCTGAACAGGTATATCAAGAAGATGAGTGCCCTGAGGTACAAAGGCCGCAGACAATTTTGGAAATAGAGATGCGGTACCTCCGAGGTACCGGATGGAGAAGACCCTTTGGATAACCCTTCGCAGTACAAGGTGCTGGACCTAGAACATCTCCAGCCACGTAAAGAAAAGCACAGTGAGTTTGGGTATGTGGTTGGAAATATACAGGTAATCTCTGGCAGAGCAAATCGCATCAAGAGTGATGCCACTTTAGAAGAGTTGACAAAAATCACGGAGCACCTAAAATGCCTGAAGTCTCGACGATGAAGGTACTGGACCTTGAGCATCTGAATCCCCCGATGAATGTCACTGTGGTGACCCCCAGTGATGGACTGCCAAAGCTTGCTGCATGGATTTCTGAGAAAATAAAGACTCGCAGCCCCATGGGGTTTGACACAGAGTCCAACTGGGTGCATGATTTCTTTTTCAGAATTCTGCGCACAATCCAAGTTGGCGATAAGGAACAGCAGTTCGTGATTGATCTTTTAGCCTTCGCTGGAACACCAGAAAAGCTAGCAAGTTCTCAGGGTTACTATAAACTCGACCCCATCTATAAACCAATCTTCGATATTCTCACCCCAGCATTATGTGGCAATGCGGTTTTGAAAGTGGGACAGAACCTCTCCTTCGAATATGAAGTGATGTATTGGAACTTCGGGCAGCGCATTTGGCATCTGTACAGCACTGACCTAGCGGAGCGTGTCATTCAAGCCGGTCGCATCAGTCTGAAGAGGATGGTCGAATTCTCCATGCGCAGGATTGTAGAGCGCAGATTCAGCGTGACTGTAGATAAAGAGGAGCAGGACAAATTCGAGCCAGATGCAGTACTGACTCCGAAGATGATCCTCTATGCAGCCTTCGATACACGTATGCCGCTGTCCATGCGTGAGTCGCAGATTCAGGAGATGACGAAGGATCTTCTGCTCTCCACTGCGTTGATTGAGAATGATGCATTGGGTTCCTACACAGACATGCACCTTAATGGCCTGCTCCTTGATGGCCAGCGCTGGCTTAAGCGACTTGAGGGTGTAGTTGCAAGACGTGTAGATGAACTGCGTCTTCTCGATATCGAATTCATCAGGCTCATGGGCAAGAAGAATGAACAGATTGACTTCGAGGAGATGAACAGGCGCGAGATCCATTGGCGGAATGATTTTGAGTTGGCATCTTCCCCAGAGATGGCAAAGGCTGAAGAGATTCGCGCTACGCGTGACAATGCGAAGAAGGCCGTACTCAGGGCTGAGCTGGCTGTCCTTAAGAAAGTCCGATCCGAAGCTAAGCAAGTAGCTCACCAAGCATTTTTGGAGATTAGCAAGAACCACACGAAGTGGAAAATCAAAGTTGAAACCTGTGAGGGTGATGCTTACCTCAACTACGGTTCCAATAACCAGCTGCTCGAAGCTCTAAAGAAGGTGCGCGGTATGAGCACCCTGAAGAGTGTGGCAGATGACGATCTTCTGGAATACAACGATAGACCCTTCATTCAGACTCTTCGCAAATACCGCAAGGGCAAGAAGGACACAGGCACGTACGGTGTGCAGTGGGCGCAGACATGGATAACCAAGGCATCCTCAGAGGAAGGCTGGGTACATCCATGGGATGGTAGGATACACGCGAAGTTCAACCAGCTTGAAGCTGAGACTGGGCGTAGCTCCTCCGAAAAGCCCAGCGTAATGAACCTCCCGAAAGATGATGAGGTCCGCGCTTGCTTTATTGTGTCCCCACCTAACGAGGACATTCGCATCTCAGATTGCTGCGAAGATGAAACAGACTTCTGCATGCTTGGCGATGGTTGCCTCAGGCACATTTGCAGGAAATGTGGCAAGGATTGCCTGACGCACGCTGAGGAATATGTTCTAGTCACGACTGATATGTCAGGGGCAGAATTGCGGATCATCGCAGAACTGGCCAATGCCACATCGTGGATCAGAGCCTTCGCTAACGGCTGGGATGTCCACTCAGTTTCCACGGAGATCTTGGAGCCTGAGAAGTGGGCGAATGGTGCAGCACAACCCGGAGAACTGGATAAAGAAGGAAAGCCACTACCACCCTGCGCATACTTTGAACTGGATGAAAAGGGTGAGCAGAGGAAACAGAAGTGCAGATGCCCCAAGCACGAAGAATTGCGTGCGCACACCAAGGCAATCAACTTCTTACTTTGCTACGGTGGTGGACCTGATGCGCTGGCTGATGAGTTAGGTATTTCCAAAGAAGAAGCCAAGCGTCTCATGAAACAGCACGAAGCCGCATTCCCTGATGTCTGGCGTTACCTGAGGGAGTCTGGTGAAAAGGCTCAGAGGCTGTTTGAGGCAAGAGATCTGTATCTACGCAGACGCTCACTCCCCAAGCCGACCTATGAGAGTGCGAAGGAATATTTCAAGGACGAGCATGCTGATCGCTTGGAACTTGAGGAAGATGTTCAGAAGCAGAACATCTTCAACTTCACAGCTGAGTACTTGCGTAAGCCCACGGCTGACGAAAAGCACAAGCTGACGCACCGCGAGCCAACGGATAACGAGATCCGGCAAGCGATGCGCGGACTGGTTGGGTCAATCGGAAGACGGGGAAAGAACCATTGCATTCAGGGCAGCAATGCCAGCATCATCAAGCGTGCTATGGGCTGTGGCTTTGACAAGGATGGAAAACCTTTCCTGTGGCATATTCTGCCACTGTTTAAGGCTAAGCTTCTGTCCATGATTCACGATGAACTCATCGTGCAGTGTCCGAAGCGCTTTGCAAAGCAAGTAGCCGAAGCTGTTGCTGATGCTTTCAGACGTGCCGCAGCTGAGGTGATGAAGAAAGTCATCATGGAAGCTGAGTATCACATCGCTAATCGCTGGCAGAAATAGGAGTCGCATGGATAACCCGAAGTACCTAAACTGTCCGTGGTGCCCATCCCAAAGTTACTTGACGGGATGGGTGGACGCGGATCAACGCAAATACGAATGCCCAGCCCATCACACGTTCTACATCGAGGCTGAGGACACCAGATTCAACTTTGGACACGAGGAGAAGCAATGAAACTTGATACATTTGCAGCAATAACTGCACTAACCACAGAAGTGCAACGTGCTACCGAATTATTCCCCATGAATGACTGTGCACAGCACCATCTGCCCCATTATTATCTTGGGGTGATCGAGGAAGAGTTTGAAGAATTCAAGAAGGAAGTCTTCGCATTCAATCTTGGCAAACAAAGGGACACTCGGCCTGCTATGAAGGGGGAGCTGCTGCAACTTGCAGCTATGGCCCTGCGTGCCTACTTGGAGATTTGATGAAAGCATACACTGACGGCGCATGCCGAGTATCCAATCCCGGCCAGACCAGCTGCGCTTGGGTGATTGCCATTACCAGCAATGAAGATGACATGCTTTACTTCAAAGAGGCAGGCTCTCGTTACCTAGGCCCTGAGTTGCACACCAACAACTATGCCGAGTACCAAGGGCTGCTTGACCTCCTCAAGTATGCAGTGAAGCACAAAATCATGGGCTTGGATATCTACTGCGACTCTAAGTTGGTAGTGAATCAGGTCAACGATGTCTGGGATGTGAATAATCAAGAATTGGTGCCACTGTGGGTCCTAGCCTATGCCTTGCGCATTCGCGGAGGACACACACTGCAACACATACACGGACATTCTGGGGACCCCGGGAATGAGTACGTGGATCGCTTGTGCAATGAAGCACTCGACAAGGAAGGGATAGGGAAATGACATTAGAGGACATAATCAGTATTGACTGCCCCGGATGTGGAACGAAAGCCGGAATACCCTGTTGTCGATGGGAGGGGGAGGTGGTCCCCGGTGTTTGTACCGTGCGAACAGAAAAGGTTCAGAATCAAAAGGAACTTGAGAAGAATCTTGTGCTTGTGTGGGACACAGCTAAAGATTACGCCGAGCGCACTGGAGGAGACTTCTGGACGCTGAGGATTACCCAGCAACGCAAGGAACTGGAGAACTACGCGGAGGATCACCAATATGATCTACATCTGGGATATTGACAGTACTTTAGCAAACATAGATCATCGTCTGCATTTCATTGAACAAACCCCGGCAGACTGGGATGCATTCAACATGGAGACTGGGAAGGACACACCGATCTGGGAGACGATCACAGTTGCTAGGGCACTTGCTGCGGCAGGTCACATCAACATTATGGTGACTGGGCGCTTAGAGGTGGTCCGTGAAGCCACAGTCGCTTGGCTCCGCAAGTATCGCATACCTTTTGAGTGTATCTACATGCGCGGGAATACTGACCACCAAAAAGCTGACGTGCTCAAATGTTTAGCTTTGGATCATATTAAATCATCTCACCCCGGTAAAGAAATCGGAGGAGTCTTCGAGGATCATCAGCCATGTGTGGACATGTTCCGTGCGCGAGGCCTAAGGGTCTTCCAAGTCGCGGTAGGAAACTTCTGATGGGATACTTAGAGAAGCTCGCCAAAGCTGAGGGATATATGCTCTACTGTATTCGAGGACACTTTATTAAGCAGAGTGATCCTCAGAACTTCAGTGGGGGCAAGACAGTCGTCATAGACAACGATTTTGGGGAATGCCCAGAGTGTGACCAAGAGGTTAAAGAGGCGCAGTCACTTCTAGGTAGACTCGGAACACCAAAAGGAGAAGCAAATGAATAAGCAGCAGGTACTAGACGCCATTGCACACGTCTACTCAGAACTTGAGGAGAGTCAGGAGCAGGCTCAGAAGAACTTCGAAACAGGTATGAAACTTGCCAACGAGAATACTGCACTGAGAGAACAGATTGAAAACCTACACAATACACCGAAACCCTTGGCCTTCTCAGAAAGGGACAACGTACCTTGCACAGCTGAGCTAGAAGTAAAACTCCAGAAGCTGGCTACGTACTTCACCAAGCGTGCCAAGGAGAATAAGAAGCGTGCCGAGCGTGAGGAGCAGTTTGCGGAAAGAAAAAGAGCATGGACTAATCTCAGTGATGCACAGGAACATGATCGTAGTTCCTACTACTTCTCAGGCAAGGCAGACACCTATGAGCGTGCTGCGGCAAAGCTCAGGGAAGCCCTAGGGGAGACTGTACCATTTGGAGGTGCTTCATACACTAGCGTCTTCTTTGATGAAGCCAAAAATCTCATTACCCCACCAGAATTCACCTCTGGCACATGGCCTGCGCTCTTCGGTGGGAAGCCTGAGGAGCAGTGGATCGTTGAAAGGAACTTCGAAAAAGGCTGGTCTCGCTCCATGGATTACGATGGTGTGTATCCCTCTGAAGCAGCAGCCCTGAGACTATTTTCAGGCAGAGATGACAGCAGCAGATACCGAGCAGTACGCTTGGAAGAACCCAAGCCCGAGCAGTGGATCATCGAGTACGCATCCAAAAAACTAGGGTACCAGAAGATTTGGCATCCTTCCCACGACTCGGGTTTGAGGGAAATATTCCCGTCCTTCGCAGCGGCCATGAAGACCATCAACGAAGAAGACCCAAAACCAAACCACATCATTCGCAGAGCTACCAAGCTCAACAATTAAAGGGGAGACTATAATGAAGAAAGCAAAGAAGCCGACCGACAAAACGAAGTACGAAGCGTTGGTAGCAGAAATCAAGACGTACTTGCAGGCTCTACGTGGCGTTCGTGGCATGAGCGCGTTCCATTACAAAAAGACAGAGCAGCTCCCAGAAGTCCATGGGCTAGCTGATGGACCCAAGCAGTTCAACATCGTCCAGATTCAGGAATTGATCAACCATGTTATGACAGCCAAGCAGCTTGGCTACAAGACAGTGTTGGTTGCTGACCCGAACACGCTGACTGTGAACTTCATACAGGATGCCCCCAATTATCCCTACACATGGTCTCTCCTGTAGCCGTGGAATACCAATGTATCTGTGGTCTGCTAGGTGGCCCTCACACGGTCACCTGCGACCACTACAACTGGAACCAAAAGGAGAAAACTATGGCATCACAATGGGGCAAACCACCGATGAAAGATGTGGGTCTCGTAGCACACAAGCCGAGTCGCTTCGACACTCCTGAACATATGTGTGGTGTATCTGCGGAACAGGTAAACAGTTCTTTGCCCACAACCCCAGATCTCCCGAGTGTATTGGCAGCAATCAAACCGATATACGCACCGTATGAGTCAACCATGCTGGATCTGCGTCTCAAGATCTTCACCTTGCTCGATAACCATGTGCCAGACATGGAAGTGCTAATGAACCTCAAACGTATTGTCGAATACAGCTTTCGATAGGAGCCTATGGAAAAACTTAAAGGTACACCCGAGGAGAACGGACCCGGGGAACGCTTTGATAGTTGTGTATGCTTCCAAGACGAGCACCATCACGACTGCCCAGCCCTGAGGAAAGGAACCTGTCACTATCAGGGTTTGCACACGGCGCATATCACATTCAATAACTCTGGTGGTATGCTTCCAGCATCAGCATTCACCTGCACCAGAGAGCT